CATTGCTGATGACCCTAACACACCAGAGAATGAAGCGTGGGTTGACGAGTAATGTCTATAACTTCTTATCCTAAAGTAACGACTATGGGTGGAGGGGTAGGTGACTATCCCTACTACATTCAGGTAGCTCGTGGGCTTGTCGATGGACACAAACGTTTGTTTAAGTTTGGGTACAACTCTGAGATACAAAACATAAGTGAAACTATATGGGATGCAGGTGGTGTTTATGTTTATCCTTCTAGTGCTGTAGTTATGACAGTAACTAGTGGTGCAGGTGCTACAGACAATGGCGTAGCTATTACTGTGCAGGGACTAGATAGTAACTACGATGAAGTATCAGAAGAAGTCACACTAGCAAGTACTGGTACAGCTACCACTACACAAACATTCTTACGAGTGTATCGTGCATTTGTGTCAGGTTCACAGGCTATAACAGCAAATACTACTATAGCTAACAGTGGTACAACATACGCACAGATTAACAATGGTGAGAACCAAACGCTTATGGCTTTGTGGACTGTACCTGCAGGATATACAGCATACCTACTGTCTACTAAGATTACTGCGTTTACAGAGCAAAACAATAAGATTGCAACTATAAATATTAATGCTCGTAGAGAGAACGGTATATTTCGTACTGCTGATAAGTTTGATGTATTTGCTGCTGCTGTTACACAATTGTATACTTGTCCTACTCCCTTTCCTGAAAAGACGGATATTGAGGTACGGGCTATAGCAACTAGCTCTAATGCTGATTTAAGAGTTGCTGCAGGTTTAGACATCATCTATATAGCGAACACAGCGCCATGATACCAAATAAGAAGAGAACCTTATCAGTAGAACTTACTACAGCTAATCAGGATATATATACGGCACCTGCTAATTTTAGTGGTGATGTGAATAGTATAATCGTGGCTAATGCTTCTGGTTCTAGCGTTACTTTTAGTCTAGACTGGTATGACGATTCGGCTACAACATATCATACTATAGCAGAAACAGTTACGATGACCCCTAACTCTATTCTGCAAATAACAGAATATCCTTTGTATCTAGATAAGGGTGACAAGATACGTGGCTTAGCTAGTACTAGTAGCGCTATTACAGTTACTGTATCCGCAGAAGAAAGATTTATCCCTGTCGGGTAGCTTTGCTAGTGCAGGTTAGCGGGTATGCAAACTTAGTAGAGGTAAATAGTTCTAACATATGTATAACTATGCAAGTCTAGCAATAGTGCTAGGCATAACATAGGAATATACAATGTTCACACTTATTGCTAAAACATTCACAGACTTATTGACAAGCTTACAAAAGGCACAACAGGCACGTGCAGACTACTGGATTCTCACTAACATGTCAGACAAAGAACTTCATGACATCGGTATCGCACGTGGTGAAATCAACCGTGTCGTATCAGAGGCTCTTAAATAGTCTTGCATTATTAATATGTATGAGTATAACTACTGCATGTAGTACTTCATCTGTGGTCTTGCCTTCCTCGTGTCCAGCTAATAATGCTAAATGCCAACGGAACTTAGATGCACAAACTCTTACATACATTGGGCAGCATGAGGCTGCTCTTCAGCTTATGTGCAGTGACCCTGATCTACGTGATGTTATTGGGGAAGACTGCGCAAGCTGGTGATGTTACAGGTGACTTCTCTAATGGTTATGACAACTCTACTGTAGATAGTAATAACACGGATGAGACAGTAACTAATAACTACAACGCTACTGGTGCTGGGAGTGCTGCTCCTGTCATGAGTGCGATAGCTCCTACAATGATGGGTGGCGGTGGTAACGACAGTTGCTTACTTCCTAGTTCTACAGGGATACAGATAAGTGTTATAGGTATATCTCGTGGTGCTATGCAACAGGATGAGTCTTGTAACCGCAGGAAGAATGCTAGGCTCTTAGGAGCACCACAGCAAGTTGGTGGGTTAGGGCTTCAGGTATCAGCTATATCTGTACTATGCCAAGATCCTGTCGTATTCCGCAGTATGATGTTAGCGAATACACCATGTCCAATAAACGACAGTAAGACAGGCAAGCTGCTCATGGGGAAAGCAGCGATAAACAAATATAGAGAGAGTCCAGCGCTTTATATCGTTGGGTATGAGACAGACCAAGAGTTCTGGAACACCCTTTTAAGGGTAGGAGAGGAAGACATAGATGAAGAGACCACTGAAGACGATACTCCTAAGCTCAGCATTAGTGACCGTTTCCGCAGTAGCAAGCGCAGAGACAACTAACTACGAGCTAACTGGTCAAGAGAAGATTGATATGCTTATAGCTTCTATAGGCGATATCCAAGATCGTATCACTAACAGCGGCGTTATGGCTGTAGGTGCAGTAGGTTATGCTGCTATAGGTGGTGTGATTAACGATGACGCACTCAGTGAGGGTATCATTACCACAGATGAGTTAGGCGCATACTTAGAAGCTAAAGAACTTGTACTTAACCACGACTACGCTATTGCTGAAACAGCAGAGCAAATGTTTATGCAGGAACATGCGGCTAACATGAATAGCTTGGACACAGCGGTAGATAATCTCACTGCTGCTACGGCTGTGGTTATGACAGCGGTTGAAGTAGCTTCTACTGCAGCAGAGGCAGATACTAAGCCTGAGCAGGTTGAGCTACAGGGTATGCTTGAGACTGACGCATACAGTCTTGACTCAGCAGAAGTTAACGAGTACAATGAAGCTGTAGCTGCTGTTGAGACATTTGCACAACAGGCTGGTGCTTTTATGGCTGCTGCTAATAATGATGAACTTACTGCTACTGTAGATAGCTATGCTGCACAAGGTAACTACATGGTAGGTAGCTACACAGCTATTACTTACACTCAGTCAGTTGATGAGTTTGTGATTACTTGGGATGACTCAGGGTTTGGTACAGGCTTTCAGGGTTATTTGACACCTGATATGAAGAACGCTGCAGAGATATACGCAGCAGGTGAATATATTAACGAGTATGGTGGTTACCCAACACAATGATGGACTTTGAGTTTAGCGTAGGTGGATACAATATTAAGGGCTGGATGGTTGCTGTGGCACTTCCAGTTCTATCTACAGTTGCAGGTGGTGTGTATTGGTCTTATGATACACTGCAGCGCTTCTACGGTGTAGAGGCTGGCATTGCAGAAGTTGTAGATAAGTCTGCGTCCTTCGATGTTAAGGCAGGTAGCTTAGACAAACGTGTTACATCTGTAGAGACTGTAGCCCAGCGCAATCTTACAGAAGTTAACAATAACCTTAGTAGTGAGATTGTAGCGTTAGACTCTATGCTACTCACTAAGTCTCAGGAGCTAGAAGCTAAGCTTGTATCTCGTATACAAACACTAGAGCAGGCTATCGCAGACAACGATGTACGTGGTTTGAATCAGAAGCTTGCACAGCTAAGCACAAACATGACACAGATCTTAGAGCAGCAGAAGTTGCTCCTAGATTTACGTAGCCAAGTTGATAAGGCTACAACTATTACAGACGGACTAGGTGATACGCTAGATACTCTACAGACAGAAGTAGATGATATCTGGAAAGCGTATGATGAGCTAGTCAGCAATCCTCTATAAGGAAATACTATGGCTAGAGCATTAACAGAAAAGCAGCAGCGCTTCTTGGAGGTACTCTTTGATGAGGCTAACGGTGATGCAGTAGCAGCTAAGAAGCTTGCAGGTTATGATCCTGCTTCAAGCACGGCTGCTATTGTTGAGGCTCTCAAGGATGAGATCGGTGAGAAGACACGTACTTACTTTGCACGTGTTGCCCCTAAGGCTGCTATGTCTATGGTCGGCGCTTTGTACGATCCTACTGAGCTAGGCATTAAAGAGAAGATGATAGCAGCAAAAGACTTGCTAGATCGTGCAGGACTTGGTAAGGTAGACAAAGTAGACGTAACATCTGGCGGAGGCATCTTCTATCTGCCACCAAAAGAAGGTTCAAACGAATAATACCTGAGAGAGATTTAGGCTTCTGGCAGTTACCGTTACCGCCAAAGAACCACAATAAGAAATGGCATACTATAGTCAGAGTAACAAGACGTATACCTTTTGGCTATGAACTGCACCCCGATAACGATAAGTTACTCGTACCTATTGAATCTGAGTTAGAAGCTTTAGAGCTTGCTAAACGACACCTTAAACAGTATAGTTATCGTGCAGTAGCACACTGGTTAAGTAAAGAGACAGGCCGTGAAATAGGCCATACAGGTTTAAAGAAAAGAGTTGAGATTGAGCAAAGACGTAGAAAAGCAATTGCGATTAAACGCAAGCTTGCCAAGTGGCTCAAAGAAACCCTTGCGGAAATTGAGAAACTTGAAACCAAAGGGGTCGGGGCAT